CGCTGCTCCGATGCCCAAAGGGGTCACCATGGAAGGCACCGCACCGAAGGTCACCCCTTACTCTTTCTGCAAATCCGAGGTTGGCACTGCCTGCCTCGTTCTAGACAAGTATTACCCTGCCGTCGCTCCCCGCGAGGAAATTTCCGTCACCTCCACCCAGTTAGAAACCGGCAATGATGCCAAAGGCGTCATCAGGCTCGCCGCCCTCGGAGATGAAGAACAGTTTGAATCCAAGCCCCACAAGGTCTACAGATTCAAGGCTCCCCAGCGCGTTATGGTCACCAGAGGACATCAGAGCCACCTTCTCCTGCGCACTAACCTCGAGCGACTCACTCATTCCACCAAGAACTTGCCCGATGAAGCCTGCAGACCACTCGCCCAAGAACTCTTCAATCGTGTCGAAGAACACTTTAACTGGGACCTTCCACAGAGCGCCCACCATCAATGCTTCCTGGAAGCCATCGAGAAGATGCAGGAACGCGGACACGACATTTCCAAGTTGAAGGAAATCAACTCCTGGACTGACCAGTCCGTTAACCTTGTCAAATCATTCCTCAAGGCCCAACAGAAACCGATGCTTGGCAAAGACCCATTGGAGGCAGACAAGGCCGGACAAGGCATTTCCGCATGGGAAAAGACACTCAACCTCATCATGGCTCCCTGGACCCGACTCCTCGAACAAGTCCTGGTCAATCAATCCAGAGGGACCGTACGCATCCTCTCACAAATGTCGGATATCCAAGTCATGGCTATCCTCGAGAAGGACACGGTGGAAGGTGAACGCTACATCGACAATGACTGGACCAAGTTCGATTCCAACCAGAACAACCTGACCCGTGAGATTCTCAAGAAAGCCCTCATCCGCATTGGTTGCCCCGCTAAGCTCGTTTCATACTTCTGCGAGCAGCTCAAGACCCGTCGTATCTGCGCAGCTCAGTCCTCTCTTGTTGTCAACGACAAGAAAGATTCTGGCGCACCTCACACCCTCGTCGACAACTGTCTTTTCAATCTAGCTATCTGCCTAGATGTGATGACTGATTTCGACAAATTGTACATCAAGGGTGACGACTCCCTCGCTCGCGGACCCAACGTCGCTTTTAATATGGAACGTCTCAACAGGTACAACAAGCAGTGCGGCTTCCAGTTCAAACCCAACTCCTCCTCCGTTGGCCAATTCGTTTCCTTCCTCGTGTCACCAAGAGGAGTTGCCTTGGATCTCGCCCGCATCACCGCCAAGATTACCTCCCGCGCCTACAACAACAAAGAGGATTACGACAACTACGCTTCCGCTCTTGCCGGGACTTTGAAGCCGATTGACATTGATGCCGGGAACAACATGTGCATCGTCAATTCACTCTACCACTGGGGCAACACCAGAGTGACCTCTGATTTCGACGTGCTTCTCTCCTTCATCGCCCGCTTCTCTCGCGGCGAAATTCCGTTCAATGAGCTCTCCCAACATGAAGCGATTTTCTACAAGACACCCGGCAACAACAAGCTCGCTCACACCCAGGGCAAACACAACCACGACAACAAACGCACATTCAAGAGAGGGCTCGCTGCCATCGCCAGCACCCTCTTCTAGGGGTCATTAACTTTCTATATTTTCACGCAACCACCAACCAAACATGCCACGCCAAACCCAGACCCCTATTGCCCGTTCCCGAAAACAACCTGGGCCTAACATCAAGCCCAAGCGACCGGCGCAATTCCAAAACACCATGCGCAAAATGACGCAGCAGAAAAGAGCCCGTGTTCCTCGCCCTAACATGTCAGAGGTTCATTTCCGGGATACCGAGCGACTCCTCACCGTTACCATCACCCCTTCTTCTACCCCCGGCCAACTCCTCGCTCAGATCCCGGTTAACCCTCTTTCTCCGCCCCGTCTCCAGTCCGTTGCACGCCAATTCGACTCTTGTCACGGCACGATGGCCCTTGAGGCCGAGACGACCGGTAATGCCTTCTCCAAGAACTATGTCATCATCAGGCACCTCCCGAACGGCGATCCCACGCAGATTCCAACTCAAGCCGAA